CTCATAGTGGCTGCAAGTATCGCGTTTGTGTATACTTGTGGCTACACATCTGGTCTCTTTGTTCATCAACTTAACAACACATGTACACAACTTACAAAGGACTTCGTGAGTACGAGATCACTCTTCGTTCAGGTGTTTGGTATCTCCTTGCACCCAACTCTGAGCAAGCCGCATGGAATGCTCTAGAGTTGTCCCGTGAACGCAATGACCAACTACTAAACGTTAAGATAACAGATGAGTGGTAAGAAAAAACCTTACTTTGATAACAACTGGCAAGAATACAAAGACTCTCCTGATGAGTTGTTCGTACCTCATACGTTTGAGGAAGTGATGACGTGGAAGGTTGCAGGCTGGGAGTTACCTAGTAGTGTATGCTGCGTAATTCGTGCCACCAACCTTGACACACACAAAGTAAAAGAGTATGTGTATCGCAAACATTCTGCTGCACAGAACAAAGTCAACGAGCTGATCGAAGCACAAAACGTAGAGTTTGTTGTTGCTGATCACGATTCCATCCATTTCATTTCTCCTGTACATGACTGAACAAACCTACAACCGTCGTCTTAATCAACTTATTGTTGAGCTTGAGAATCACAATCATCGCGATGAGTTGCTGCAACTAATGCAAGAACAGCTGTTAGATGATACTATGGAGATTACTAATTGATGATTACCCAAGAGCAACTGGAAGAACAGATCGCACTTGAAAGAGAGGCGATTGCTCAAGGGTTAAAACGTCTCCAGGATAACATGATTAAATTGGAGGATAAGGACTATGCTAGTGCTACCATATATGGTGTTGCTAGTATTGAGAAGCTCCTGCCTCTTGTTACTGAACGTATCAAGGAGACCAATGATCGAATCCACACCCGTAAGAATGGTGCTGCATTTAAGGAGATCAAACAGTATCTAGATGGTCTTGAGCCTATGGCTGCTGCTGGTATTGCTTGTAAGCTAACCTTCGATAAGGTGTTTTCATTCAAGGAGGGTAGTAACAAACTAGCCAAGGTTAGTGAGGCTATCGGCCAGGCACTTGAAGATGAGTGCCACATGCGACACTATGAAAAGACTTGTCCGGGGTTGTTAAAAACAATCAAGGATAACTATTGGCATGAAGCATGTGGTACTCGTCAAAAGATGACAGTAACACGTACCTTATTCAACAGGTATGATGATGTTCCACATTGGCAAACATGGGGGCAAGCTAATCGTGTTAAGTTAGGTGCCTGGCTACTTGATTGCATTATGCAAGTCAGTGGTTGGTTCACCAAGATGACCATACGTGAAGGAAGGAAGACATCAACTTATGTTGTGCCTACTCCTGAGTTTATGGACATCAAGGATGAGGTGATGGCTAATGCAGCGTTGTTTTCACCGTTAGCATGGCCAATGTTAATTCCACCTAATGATTGGTCACAATCATCGTGTGGTGGCTACATCCTCAATGATGTAATGCGAGGTCATAAAATGGTCCGCAGAGGCAATCATGCCCCTATACAGGATGAACGGCCCTACCAATTTCTTAACCAAATACAAAAGGTTGCATACCGCCTCAATCCCTTTACTGTAAGGGTAGCTGAGGAGTTATTTGAGAAGAGAATACAGGTAGGTAAGTTCATTCCTATTGTTGAAGTACCACTACCTAATAAGCCACCAGACATTGAGGACAATGCTGAATCTAGGCAGAACTATCGCCGTATGGCGGCAGAGGTACACAACAAGAATGCTCGTGCATTTAAAGCATCGTGTCGTACACGTATGACAATGCAAACAGTAGAACGTTTTAAAAATAAAGAACGTTTCTATTGTCCATGGTCATTTGATTACCGTGGTAGAGCATATCCTATCCCTGCGTTTCTAACTCCACAAGATACTGATTTTGGTAAGTCATTAATTAAATTTGCTGATGGGAGTTATGTAACTCCTGAATCAGAAGATTGGTTGGCTTTTCAAGTTGCTACAACTTACGGATTAGATAAGGCGCCAATGAAAGAGCGTCTAGCGTGGGTTAAGGACAATCAAGGACTCATATCAAATGTAGCAACTGATCCTATTGGAAACCTTAGTGAGTGGGAGGCAGCTGATGAGCCGTGGCAGTTTCTTGCAGCTTGCGATGAATACTATCATTGTGTTATCGCCTGCACTAGAGACTACACAACTTTGTGTGTTGCTACTGATGCGACCTGTAGTGGCCTCCAGATACTCGCTGGGCTTGCCCGTGATGCCTCTACAGCGCGCCTTGTGAACGTCTTACCTAGTGACACCCCACAAGATGCTTACAAGGTGGTTGCAGAGCTTGCTAGGCCCAACTGTCCACCACATCTCCAACAGTACGTAGACCGCAAAGTAACTAAAAGGGTGGTAATGACCGTCCCGTATAATGCTAAACCTTACTCAAATAGGGGTTACGTTAGAGAAGCTTTAAAGGAGAAGGAGGTAGAGATTACTAAGGAAGATCTTACTGTTGTCGTTAAGGCAATCAGAGATGCTTTGGAGTCTGTAGTTCCTGGTCCTATGCGAGTTATGCGTTGGATTGAGACAGAGGTAGCGAGGGTAATTAAATCAGGTGCTATCACACTCACTTGGGTGACGCCATCTGGATTCCCTGTTACACAAAAGCTCATGAAGCCTCAAGTAGAGAAGCTACAACTTCAACTACTTGGTAAGTTACAGCATGTCTCAGTGAGGACTGGCGACTCTAATGAGGTTGACCTTAATCACCACAAGAACGCAACTAGCCCTAACCTTATCCATAGTTTAGATGCTAGTTTACTACACATTGCAGCACTGAGGTTCAATGCACCACTTGCTTTGATCCACGATTCAGTACTGTGTCGTGCTACTGATATGTCTATACTGAGCACCATTGTTCGGGAGACATATATGCACCTCTTTGCAGATCACGACTACTTGAAAGACTTTGCCTCTCAAATAGGGGCTGAGTCAGAACCACCGATCATTGGAGACCTTGAACCGGAATCCGTGATTGAATCCACCTACTTTTTCTGTTAATGGCACAACCTATTCACGTTACCCAACAGCCTGTTGTCCTTGAAGGTTATCAAGCTGTACTGAAGCCAAGTAAGTTTGGCTACTCTTTGTCTGCTCTTGTTGATAAGGATCTCGTTGAACGACTTGAGGAAGATCGAGTTGAGTCCCTCAAGTGGGCAGAATCTAAGCTCAAGAATCCTAAGCGGTCTACTCTCAAGCCTGAGCCTTGGGAGGAAGTATCCGATGGTAAGTACAAAATCAAGTTTAGTTGGAATGAAGAGACTCGTCCGCCCGTGGTGGATACAGAAGGCACGCCCATCACTAATGAAAGCACACCCCTCTACAGTGGTAGCACCGTTAAGCTTGCCTTCCGTCAGAAACCATACATCCTCCGTGATGGTGTCACCTACGGTACGAGTCTTAAAATTGTTGGAGTCCAAGTGGTCACGGTCGGCGGATCTGCAGGTGTTGCTGCAAGCGACCTTGATGAAACTGAAGTGGCGGCTCTCTTTGGTCAAACAAAGGGTTTCAAGGCCACTGAAGCAGCTCCTGAGCCTGAAGTAGAGGATGATGACTTCTAATGCCTAGATACCGTTCAGGTTTGGAAGAGAGGGTTGCTGACCTTCTCTCCAGCTTGAAGGTAGAATTTGAATACGAGTCAACCAAAGTTCCTTACGTTCTTCAATGCAACTACACACCCGACTTTCTTTTACCGAATGGTGTCTACTTAGAAACAAAGGGACGCCTGACGGAGGAAGATCGCAGGAAGATGATCGCAGTGAAGAAAGCGAATCCCGACTTAGACATTCGGTTCGTCTTTCAAGCTCCTTACAATAAGATCTACAAAGGATCTAAAACAACCTACGCAAAGTGGTGCGAGAAGCACGGCTTTCAATACTGTTCATTTCATTCCATCCCCATTGAATGGCTAACTTGACTTACGGCACTGCTGATTACTACGCTGAACAATTCAGTGACTGGCTCGCTGATGTAGACGCTGAGCAACCTGAAACTGTAGACAACCTACTTGAAGGTTTCTACCGAGCGATTGATTCCTGGTTCGATTATCACGATGCACAAGCACGGACATACGCAGAACTGCGAAAGCGAGTTCGTCAGGCACTTACCGTGTGATAACTGTGGGTCATCGGATGCAAATTCACTGTATTCCGATGGCCACACTTTTTGTTTCTCGTGTAATGCTTACGGACACACTGAAGAAGATGTTGTTCACACTCATAAAATGTCCACCAATGTCCAATTACGAGGTTCAGCCGAACGGCTGCAAAAACGTAACATCTCAGAAAAGGTATGTCAACAATACCGAATCTATAAAGATGGAGACGTTCTACGCTTCCATTATTTCACAAGCTCTGGAGTACTTTGCGGATGTAAAATAAAGACAAAGAGTAAGGATTTCCGATATGAAGGAGAGCAAACAGATGGTCTCTATGGACAACATTTGTTTCCCGCCACTGGAAAACGAGTCGTTATCACTGAAGGAGAACTCGATGCAGCTTCATGTAGTGAGGCTATGCCGGGGTGGCCGATGGTATCTCTACCTAGCGGTGCCGCAGCGGCAAAGAAGTCGATTCAACGGGCTATCCCCTGGCTCCAGGGTTATGAGGAGATTGTCCTGTTCTTCGACAATGACGAGGCAGGCCGTAAGGCGGCGGAGGAAGCAGCAGGGGTACTCCCACCTGGCAAGTGCAAGATCGCCCGTCTGGAGGCGTACAAAGATGCCTCTGATGCCCTACAAGTCAATGACACTGAAGCGATTCGTAGAGCTATATGGGACGCGAAACCTTACCGTCCTGATGGGATCGTCGATGGAAAGTCCCTCCTAGAGTTAGTCACTACACCAACGCTACCTGCGGATCATGACTACCCCTTCCAAGGTTTACAACAAAAACTACACGGGATCCGGTATGGAGAGCTTGTCACGATTACTGCAGGCTCTGGGATCGGAAAGTCCAGCTTCTGCCGTGAGCTTTGTACTAACCTTCTCAACAAAGGAGAACGGGTTGGTTACTTGGCACTTGAGGAGTCCAATCGTCGAACTGCCTTGGGACTGATGTCCGCTGCAGTTGGCAAATCACTACACATTGGAGAACATGACCGATCTACTCTCACCCAAGCATATCAAGACACTCTTGCTAAGTGGAATCTTTTTCTTTTCGACGGCTTTGGGTCTTTTGATCCTGATCTCATCTACAACCGAATTGAGTACCTGGCAACGGGTCTTGATACAAGGGTAATCTTCCTGGATCACCTCAGCATCTTGTTATCTGGTCTTGATGGTGATGAACGCCGTATGATTGATACAACCATGACAAGATTGCGATCACTTGTAGAACGTACTGGTGTCGCTTTGTTCCTTGTCTCTCATCTACGGAGAACATCTAGTGACCAGAATCATGAGGAGGGTGCCCGCGTCACTTTGGGACAGCTGCGAGGATCTGCGGCCATTGCACAACTCTCTGACGGAGTTATTGCACTCGAAAGAAACCAGCAGAGCGCATCTGGAGGAAGTGATACGACTGTGCGAGTCCTTAAGAATCGCTATTCAGGCGAGGTTGGCGTCGCGTGCCGACTGAGCTATGACCTAACCACCTGTAAATTCAATGAAACCCAAGCAACAGACGACTTCGACCCAAGCACCGACTTTTAAACGTCCTAACCCTCCTACCCCTGAGGCAGTACAACGAGCACAATTTGTTGATAAGACCTATGTCTGGAAAGGCGCTGCTCCGAAGGCTCAACTTCCTTGAGTTGATGATCTTTATTACAAATATCTTTATTGTTGCTGGAGTAATTCGTCACTGGAATGACGTTAATTTTTGACTTAGAAACAAACGGTTTACTACATGATGTTACCCGCATCCACTGTCTTGGCATCTACGACACGGAAAATAATCAGACCCTTGCCTATAATGATGAGGGCAATACTGAACCGATTGTTCGGGGTATTCAACGTCTTGAGGATGCAAGTCTCATTGTGGGTCATAACATTATTAACTACGATATTCCTGTTATCCGTAAGCTCTTTCCTTGGTTTCAAAACATGGGTAGGGTTCTGGATACTCTGGTCCTTAGCCGTGTTTGTCACGCTGATATTCTGAAGACAGATCAGAAGCGTAAGTGGAAGGGTATGCCTCCACAGCTTTATGGTCGTCACTCCCTTGAATCCTATGGTTACCGTCTAGGTGAATACAAAGGAGAGTTCGGTAAAGGTACCGACTGGAAAGAGTGGAGTCAGGAGATGCAGGATTATATGATACAAGATGTTGTTGTTACTACTAAACTTTGGAAACACTTTCAACCATTCCTGAATGGATCACGTTAGAACATGACGTTGCAAGAATCCTCACCGAACAGGAGATACATGGGTGGTACTTTAATGAGCCTGTTGCATGGGAACTTGAATCGTCTCTCCGACGAGAGTTGGAAGGGCTTACTCAATTATTACGCAACAGGTACCCTTACGTTAAAGACCGAGAGTTTACTCCTAAACGACCTAACAAAACACAAGGTTACATCGCCGGAGCTACTCTCACTAAACTAAAGGAGTTCAGCCCTACCAGTCGTGATCACATCGCCTGGGTAATGACCAACCTTCACGGTTGGAAGCCTGATAAAGAAACTGCAAGTGGCAAGACTGCCATTGATGAAGTTGTTCTCAAGGAGATCGGCACAGAGGAATCTCTGCAATTCTTCCGATGCCTTGAACTAACAAAACAACTTGGCATGTTGTCTGAAGGTAAGAACGCCTGGCTCAAGCTTGTACGAAACAACCGTATCCACCACCACTGTTCTGTAGCCACGAATACATTTCGATGTGCTCACCGTAATCCAAACCTTGCACAAGTACCAAGTGATCTTAACTTTAGAAAGTTATTCACAGCTAGCCCCGGCCTTTGTATGGTTGGTGCAGATCTTAGTGGCATTGAGCTCCGTATGCTTGCTCATTACTTGGCGAGGTATGATGGAGGGCGCTACGGAGATGTGCTGCTCAATGGAGACATACACCAAGTCAATGCTGACAAGATAGGAATCTCTCGTCGTCTAGTAAAGACTGTAACCTATGCCTTTTTGTACGGAGCCGGTGACATCAAGATCGGATTATCTTATGACCAACAACTATCGACGCAAGCCGCTAAAAAGAAAGGGGCTGAGATACGCCAAGCTTACATGGATGCAATTCCTGGACTTGAGGAACTGGTTACTGCGGTTAAGTCCAAGGCGGAATCTGGTCACATCAACTTGTGTGACGGTCGCCGCTGCGCTGTTGATGGTAGCCACAAAGCCCTTAACTACCTTCTCCAAGGGAGTGCGGGTATCGTAGCTAAGCAATGGATGATTCACACTCATAATGTAATCAGTCAATGCGAAATTAAAGCTCATCAACTAGCATTTGTTCATGACGAATTGCAGTTTGAATGCCCACCTGATTACTCTGATACCCTTTCATCAGCTCTAACTATTTCAGCTCTCACAGCAGGAGAGCACTATGATCTCAGGATTCCTATCGAAGCCGAAGCTAAAGTAGGTAAAACCTGGGCAGATGTA